GGCAACACCATCTCAAGCACCGACACGAACGGTAATATTAACCTTTCACCGAATGGTACAGGGGTTGTTGCGTTGTCTTCAACTGACCTGACCTTCGGCGACAACGACAAGGCCGTGTTTGGTGCTGGGTCTGACTTGCAGATTTGGCATGATACATCAAATAGTAACATTCGAGATGTTGGTACAGGCTTTTTAGGTTTAGACACTAACGGGTCAGATGTTAGATTGACCAGTGGTAGTAACGCAAAGGTAATGGGTTACTTTGAAAAAGATGGCCCTGTTTATCTTTATAACAACGGCAACTTAAAACTCGCCACCACCTCATCTGGAATATCTGTAACAGGGACAGTAGCTGCTACTTCTTATACTGGTGACGGTTCATCTTTGACAGGCATTTCGGCTGGTGCAACAGGCGGTGGAAGCGACCAGATATTCTATGAGAACGGTCAAACTGTGACTACAAACTACACAATTACAAATGGCAAGAACGCTATGTCGGCTGGCCCAATCACAATCAATACTGGTGTGACGGTAACAGTTGGCACTGGCGAAACTTGGACGGTGGTATAATGAGTACAATTAAAGCAGATACAATTGTAGCCAGCGATGGAACAAGTCCTGTCACGCTGACTAAGCAGACAACTGCTAAAGCACACGGCGTATTTGATATGTCCAATAATACCACCCCTGACTCTTTCAATATTGCTAGCTTCACAGACAGAGCAACAGGCTGTCTGTATGGAAATTATACAAATAGTATGAGCAGTGCATCACATACTGTAACAGGTAGTTCTAGTCCAGTACAAGAAGGGACTATGGGAACTAATAACTATAATAGATATGTTATTGCTAGTTCGGACACTGCAAGTAGATACTCTGAAAATTCAAGAGATGTATCTGGAAACACTGCAATTGATGACCCATATATTGCGGCAGTATCACACGGAGACCTAGCATGAGTGAGATAAAAATAGACAACCTCACCGGCAAGACCTCCGCTGGTGATATCACAGTGACAAGTGAAGGCGGTGCGGCGACTATGCAGTTGCAGCAGGGGTTGGCGAAGGTTTGGTCACGATTTAATGGCACTGCGGCAACAACAACAGATAGTTTTAACCAAGCAAGTTTTGTAGATGCGGGTACTGGAATTTATCAAATAAATATGAGTAATCCGTACACAGGAAATGTTGGCGCACACACAACTTGTTCAGGAACGTATCACGCTATTAACAGGTCAACAGGTACGTCATCACAAATTGAATTAGGAACTTACGGTTCAAGTCATAGTTCAGTAGATGAAAGTCGTTGTTCTATTATTTCACACGGAGACCTCGCATAATGGCTGGAAAAATTATAGCAGACCAGATTGAACACAGCACCGCAGGTTCTCTGGATACCCAATATGTGGTGCAGGGTAGTGCGAAGGCTTGGATGTATTGGGAACAAATAAGTACACACGAAGCCTACGATAGTTTCAATATTGCATCAATTACAGACGCAGGAACAGGAAGGTCTTATCCTATAGCTTTTACAAATAGTATGAGTAATGGGAATTACAGTGGCTCATTTCTTCAAAATGGTTCTTCAAGTGTTGGGTATTTGTATTTTAGTAATAATTATGCTGGTAGTTTTTCTGAGAAAACATCTGCTTCATTTGGTTGTAGAGCATATGCCAACTCAGACGTTGATGCGGCTGAACTAAACGTAACCGTTGCAGGAGACCTTGCATAATGCCGCAGACACCATTATTCAAAGGCACACACCTGTTTGACCGCTTATGCTGGGCGAAAGAAAACCTAGAAGGTGTGCAGTCAGACTATCGTGTGGTCTATGAGGACAGCGTTGATGAGTGCGCTAAGATACTTGTGCCTGATCCTAATTGGATGGCGTGTGCTTTACAGGGAGGTATCCTACCGCCTGTGTGGGTATATCACGAACTGGCAAAGGACGAAGCGCAGCCTGACTTCAAGAAGCACACCAGAGGATACTTGCTGCATAAGACTGAGCCAGTCGAGGCAATGACAGAAGAAGAGGCTATTGAATACCTTATTCAGAAAGACTGCCCAGAAGCGGTATGGAAAACATATAATGAAGGCAACCGTCTAAAGATGGTTATCTGTAAAAAAGAACAATTACCTCAATCAAGAGAATGGCGTAATTCATGGAAGATCTCAGAAGATCTCCAAGTAGCCGCATAGGAGTAATAAATGGTAGATACATATATTGTAGATATGAACGGAGTTCAAGCTGATGCAGCTAGTACAACCGTTCCCGCAGATCGTACCTTCCGTGGTGCTTGGGTTCTTAATGGGACTGTCATCAGTGAAGATATTGATGCTGCTAAAGAAATTTTTAAAGATAAAATCCGCGAAGTTCGTAAGCCTCTACTTGAAGATAAAGACGTTGAACTTATGAGAGCATTAGAAACAGGTGCAAGTACAACTGATATTGCAGCAGCAAAAAATGCTTTGCGTGATGCACCAGCTGCAGTAGCTATTACTAACGCAACTACAATTGCTGAATTAAAATCTGCTTGGGATAGCGCTTTGTTAGGCGAAAATCCATACACATTATGAAACTAGAACAGTCTCCAGACCTTACCCCTGAACTACGTGTTCAACTAGAATTAAACGCCCACGAAAAAGAATGTGCAGTACGTTATGAAATGGTTCACGGTAAGCTTGAGTCATTAGACAAACGTATGTGGCGTCTAGAAGCAATGATAATGGGGTCAACGGTAATAGTCGTTGGCCTCGCAGCCTCTCTATTAATGAAAATGTGAGGAACTTATAATGATCGCAGAAACAATGGCTGGCATAGCTCTTGTTAAAGGCGCTGTTGATGGTATTAAAAGTATTATTAGTACCGCTAATGATGTCTCTGATATAGCAGGTTATGTAGATAAATTGTTTGAGGGCGAGAAACAAGTACAACAAAAAAGAAATAGTAAATCAGGCGTAGATAACTTTGGAGGCATTGGAGGCGTTGCCTCTGAAGTTATCGATGCTCGTCTTGCTAAAGAAAAAATGCAAGAAGTAGCTACTTTAATTGACATGAGGTTTGGTCACGGCACCTGGAAGTCTATTGTAGATGAACGTGCTAGACGACTACAAGAACAAAAAGCTAAAGCTATGGAAGCTAGGCGAATACAAATACAAAAAGCTAAAGAGATAGAAGAATTATTTCAAAACATATTATTAGTAATAGCTATTGTAATTGTATTAATTATTGCAGTTGTAGTAGCAATTAATATTATATGAGGAAACCATTATGTTTAAAGTCTTAGTATTAGCTTGCAGCTTGTCTGTACCCACAGACTGTTGGGAGTTCCACGATACACGCGGTCCGTATAAGACATACGATCAGTGTTCTTCAAGAGCTTATGAAATGGGTAACAATATTATGGAGATGCAGGGCTTTGACTTAAAACCTAAAATGTTCCGTTGTGTTAAACTAAAAGGGCAGGAGTTATAAATGATACAGGCTTTAATAGGACCAGTGACAGGACTACTAGATAAGTTTATTCCTGATGCAGATGAAAAAGCTAGGATTGCTCATGAGTTAGCTACTATGGGTGAACGACACGCTCAAGAAATAGCACTTGCTCAAATAGCAGTAAATAAAGCTGAGGCAGCTTCAGGGTCTATATTTAAGGGCGGCTGGAGACCAGCAGTTGGGTGGGTCTGTGCCTCTGCTTTTGCCTACCACTTTGTTTTACAGCCCATCCTGCTGTTTGTAGTAGCCTTAACGGGTACTGAACTACCTACCCTACCTGAATTTGATATGAGCACGTTGTTGCCTGTTTTAGGCGGCATGTTGGGGATTGGTGGTTTACGTAGCTATGAAAAGAAACAAGGGTTAACAAAATGAATATAGATCAACTTAGAGAAGAACTTAAGATCGATGAGGGATGTAAGTATGAAATCTACCTTGATCATATTAATCTCCCTACACACGGTATTGGTCACCTTATTCTCAATAGCGATCCTGAATATGGACTACCAGTTGGAACACCAGTCTCAGAAGATAGAGTCAATGAGTGCTTCGCTAGTGATGTCGAAACAGTGTTATCGGAGTGCACACTCTTATACCCCAACTTTAGTGTTTTGCCTGAAGAAGTACAATTGATTATTGCAAACATGATGTTTAATATGGGAAGGCCTAGGCTTAGTAAATTTAAAGGTATGAAAGCTGCAGTAGATGCTAGTGATTGGCATCGTGCTGCTGTTGAAATGGTTGATAGTAAATGGTATCAACAAGTTACAAACCGAGCAGATCGGTTAGTACAAAGGATGAGAAATGTAAAATAGCATATACCCCTTATAGGAAAAATCTATTCACTATAGCCTGAGGGATATACTATGAGAAACACAGAATATACTGGACCAAATACTTCTATTTCAGAAGAGATTGATGCAATGAAATACCGTCAAGAAGGTGAATCCTTTGATGACAAAATTAAACGTATGGCAGGAGCACTAAACGACACTCCTGAACATCAGCTAGAACTAGAAGACATTTTTGGTAACATGCGGTTTCTTCCAGCAGGTAGAGTCCAAAACGCTATGGGCAGTAAACGTATTACTACAGCGTTTAATTGTTTTGTTAGTGGAATCATTGATGACAACATGAAGTCTATCATGAAACGTGCAGCAGAAGCTGCAGAGACTATGCGTAAAGGTGGCGGTATTGGATATGATTTTAGTAGGCTTCGTCCTCGTGGTGATCACATTAACTCTTTGGATAGTCAATCATCTGGGCCAGTAAGCTTTATGGGAATCTTTGATGCAGTGTGTCAAACGATTGCTTCTAGTGGTCACAGGCGAGGAGCACAAATGGGTGTCCTTCGTATTGACCATCCTGATATACTTGACTTTATTCGTGCTAAACGTAACAGTGATAAACTCACCGGCTTTAATATCTCCGTTGGGATTACAGATGCCTTTATGGAAGCTTTGGATAACGATACCGACTACGAGCTTTTGTTTGATGGTGTTGTTCGTGGCACTTTATCAGCCCAAATGGTATGGGATGAGATAATGAACTCAACATGGGATTGGGCAGAGCCAGGAGTTCTGTTTATTGACCGTATACAAGAGATGAATAATCTATGGTACTGTGAGACTATTGAAGCCACCAACCCATGTGGAGAACAGCCGTTGCCCCCGCAAGGTGCATGTCTACTAGGTTCTTTTAACTTGGTAAAGTATCTTGATGAAAGTAATGGCAGCTATGTATTTAACTTTACACAGTTTAAAAAAGATATCCCACACGTAGTACGTGCTATGGATAACATTATTGATCGGACTATTTATCCACTTAAAGAACAGTCTGATGAGGCTAAAGCTAAAAGACGTATGGGACTAGGTGTAACTGCACTAGCTAACGCTGGTGAGCTTTTAGGGTACCCTTACGCATCTAAAGAATTCCTTAATTGGTCAGAAAAAGTATTCTCTTGTTTAAGAGACAATTGTTATAAAGCATCTGCTTTGTTAGCAAAAGAAAAAGGTGCATTTCCTATGTATCGTCCAGAGTACTTAAAGTCTAATTTTATTCGTACATTACCTGCATCAGTTAAAAAAGAAATTAGAGAACATGGTATTCGTAACAGCCATCTAACATCTATTGCACCTACAGGGACTATTAGTCTTGTAGCAGATAATGTTACTGGTGGTATTGAGCCTGTGTTTAGTCATTATTATGACCGTACTATTCAAACATTTGAAGGACCTCGTGTTGAACGTGTAGAAGACTATGCTTATGCAAGAGGTGTAGAGGGGAGGACATCATCTGATATTTCAGTTCAAGATCACTTAGCAGTGTTATTGTTGTCTCAACATTATGTTGATTCAGCATGTTCTAAAACTTGTAATGTAGGAGATGATGTTTCATATGAAGATTTTAAACAAGTGTATGTTGATGCCTGGAAGGGCGGGGCGAAGGGATGCACTACGTTCAGGATCAGTGGAAAACGATTTGGTATCTTTAACGAAACCGTGGAAGCGGAAAAGAAGGTACTTAGCACGGATGAGGAAATGGTTGAAGAAACGGGAAAGGTTGAAGCTTGCTTTATCGACCCGCTTACAGGCCAGAAAGAGTGCTCATGATAAGGAGAAATAAATGGCAGGTCAAGTCGTACCGATTAATGATATAGCATCTGCAGGTGTAGTAAAGGATTTACCTGCCGCTTCTCTTGCACAAAACATTTTTACTGAT